AGCCATCCAGCTTGGACTGCCATGCTTTTTGCTGATTCATAACTTCAGCTTCTTGCTTGGCATTTATATCTTCGACTTGCCGTTTCTGGTCAAACCAATTAGACAGTGCTAGCTCGTACTTGTCAGAATCATAGTCGTGATCTTCTAGGCTTGGCTTCTTACTCAGCACGACCGGCTTGGTCTCAGTCTGTGCGGTGCTTTGCAGCTTGCCTTGCAGTTCACGGTTTTGACGCTGCAATTCTCTATTCGTCTTACGCAACTCGCGTACCCATTCAGGCGCCTGAGTCTGTTCTTCGGGAGGTGGCGCTTCCTCACCAATGCTGACAACGACTTCTTCAGTATCTTCGGATTCTTCCTCATCAACGATTTCGCTGACTTCGGTTTCCTCTTCCTCTACTTCTATTTCATCGTCCTCAATTACTGCCTTTGTACTCATCTTCTGACCCCATCAAACTCACCCATTAGAACGGCTGGGTGGATGCCGTTAATTACATTCTCGCTCTTTTTCAGTTATCTGACAACAGGTTGAACAATTTGTCCTTGCAGAATTTGCTGTACAGCCTCTGCATTAGTCAATGCCATATTTTGGGCAGTTTCGTCAACTTTGCCCAAAGTTTGAAGAGTTTGGGCACGTTTGAGTTCTGCGCTGGCTACGGTTTCCACGGTATCGGCTCGGGCCTTGGCTGCTTTGGCAGTTGCTTCCTCGGCTGCAGCTTGCAGATACATAGCGTTCGGGTCTTGCGGTTGACCTTGCATTTCTGCCATCAGTTGTTGTGCTTCGTCATCGGTAGGCTTGACCACGCCCATGCGCAGGAGCTTCTTACGGAAATAAGCATTGGCATCGCCTACGCCCTCGCCTTCCATGTTCATCATTGCCATTGCAGTAAGAACTTGGGCGGTCTCTGGGTCTTGGGTGATCTGGAGCATTCCAGTTAAAGCCCTGACGGTAGCTGCACGCTTACTGGAGCTAGACGGCCCGACATCTGCCACAACGTCAAAGGTTGCAGCACTCAAGTCGTTTGCCATAACCATTGCGCCGGTCTCTTGGTCAATCGTGGGTTGCATCAGCTCGACCATGCCAGCCTCACCAGTGGGCGCTATGGTTTTCATCTTGCGCTTATCTTCGGTGTAGATTTCCTTCGCCATGCCGAGCCAGATTTCACCGCATCGCTTCATGCCCTTGGCAAAGTTGCTCATGTAGATGAAGGTCTGCATATCCACACGGGTTTGAATCATCTCCACCGCTTTGCCTGACACGCCCGAAACTATCTTGTCTGCCCCTTGCGGGTTGCCCAAAATGTCCTGCATATCCTGCTCGGTGATCTGCAACAGTGCCGCCATCGCAGGCGGGATTGCTGCCGATCTGGTGTAAGCCATAGGCCCAGTCACTTGCGTGTTGCCATCTGGCCCAGTTACAGGGTTGATAAGCAAATAAGGGTAATCCCGTAGATTGTCCTCGGCCCACATAACCTGATGCCCAGCAACTTGCTCGGGTGTCATGATGGGCTTTTCGATGCTGGACAGTGCGCTGATCTCGCCCAACTTTGATAGCTGCATATTTTTTAGGCGCTGGGCATCTTTAGCCAGACGCACCGCACCCATGCAACGTTCGATGTTGTCCACAAACCAACGCTTGCCGTAGACCACCACAATGGGGATGTTCTTACCAGCAATATATCCAGCATCCTCCAGCACCTTGCCGCCGGACATGATGTATTTGCGGACACGCATCCGCTTCACCCGCTTCTGCCGCACTTCCTTTGTGCCGATAGCCATCAGGGTTTCTTCCAGCATCTCGTCGTTCACAAAGTCGGCCTGGGTGTAGCGTTCTTCCTCGCCAGTGATGTTCTGAAAAATGCGGATGGTCTCGGTCTTTTCCTCAATTTTGTAATACTCAGCCACAAACACAACGTCAGGCGTTGCCCAATCAAACTCGTATTGGTGGATGATCTTGGGCCAGTCTGTCGGGTCATCGTTGTAGATTTCTTTGTAGCTTTCGCGGGTCATGCTCGTGACCACAAAAGCATATTTGGCATCTGACTTATCTTGCCGCTTAGCGTTCAGGTCAAAGAACACCGAACTATCGGCATCAAAGATTGGCTCAAACCGAATGCGCTGATGCTCGTTCTCAGGGTCTTCCTCATCTTCGTAAACAGTACGCAGCCGCCATGCGCCAATGCCACCGCCTACTGCTTCTTCAAAGGCGTTGTCGTAAGCTTCATCAGCCACAGATGCCTGTTCGTCTGCTCGGTAGAGGCCATCACAAACTTCAGCCAGCTTGTCATTCTCAGTTCCATCCTTGCTTACATAGTCAACGGTAATGCGGTTATTCCGGTACTCATTGACGATGCGAATGACTGCCAACATGATCTTGTTGACTTCAAACTTGGGCTTGTTCTCGTATTGGTCGTAGAGTGGGCCTTCCCACTGAGCACCACAAAGGGAATAGAAACGCCTGTCTTGCAGGCACTGCAGGCGCTCGTCCCGTAGCGCAGTTTGGATGTCATTGAACTGCCGCAGCGCATCAGCGTGCAAATTTGCAAGGCGTTGGTCGTTGGGTATTCGTGCCATGTTTGTCCTTTTGGGGCGATTATCTACCAGCGTTTGACATTGGGCAATGGCGTGAATGTAACTGGTTTTGTAGTTGCTGACCGCCTGATGCCTTCGCAGGCATACCGTAAGGCATCAATTACATGGTTCTTTTTATCCTCCAGCTGGGGCAGGATTCGCCCTGTTAATGGGTCTGATTTGTAACTGTACAAGCTCAGTTCGTCGATAGTATGGGTGCAGCGAGGGTGAACCACGATGTCATAGTTCTTCAGAAACTCGATGCCTTCCTCGACTGACTTTGGCCCTTTGACCGCGGTCATGATCTTAGGAAACCCGTTCTTCCGCATATGGCTAATGGTCTCCGGTCTGGCTGAGTCTGCCACTATGGGCCACTTCTCGGCTTCTGGCACTTGCATGAATAACTCGGGAGTATTCACGATTTCGCAGCCCACCATATACGCTTCATAGTCAATGTAGAGCGTGCGCCCGTTGATGTGGCAGCGCACCAGGACTGTCGGGTCAACTGCAAAGCCCCAGTCAGCACCGAGCCTGTGGATAACTTCTGGCGGTGCATCAAATTCGTCAATCTTCCAGTTCCTGAATACCCTGCTGTTGCTGTTCCGCAGGTATTGACCCATCCAAACGTGCTGGTATTTATCAGGGTCGCGCCGCTTGTCGTATTCCATCTCGTCCTTCAGGACTTGTGGGAACCACGGGTTATCAGTGAAGTTAACCTTAATCACCGTTGCATTGACTGGAGGTTCAGGCCCACGCAACAGGAAGTCCACGGGGTCGCTGTTCTGCCGAGGGTTCCACGTGAACCATAACTCAGAATCAGGCTTGCGGATTGTTGGTCGCAGCAGGTCAAGGCTGGTCTGGCTCAGGCTCTGGGCTTCCTCCACCCAAGCACAGTCGTAGCCTTCCAGCGATTTAATGCTGTCGGCGGTATGGTTTTGCATACCTTGAAAAATAATCGCACCATCGCCCTTCTTGGACTTAATAACGGCATCCTGCACCTCAAAGTATGCGCCAGCGTTCATACCTTCAATCTTGGTTTCCAGCAACCGCTTGACAGATTGATTGAGTGATTTCTGTATCTCACGGACGCAAACGCTCCTGCGCTTTTGGTCCATGATGTGGCCTTCAATCATTAGCTCAGCAAACATATGAGACTTGCCTGAGCCTCGCCCGCCCCATGCTCCTTTGTAGCGACTGCCTTCCAGCAGGGGCAATGCCCACTCAGGGGTTTGGATTTGCAGAGTTTTACCCATTCTTGATAATCACGCGCTCTATCTTGGCAAACTCTAAGGGCACACCGTCTGCGCCAGTCAGCTCATGCTTTTGGGTTTCTGCCCAGCGCATCTGGGTCTTGCTCCACCAGATGGCTGCAGTCGTGTCGCCAGCCATTACCTTTTGGAATAAGGTCTTGCCTACCTGTGCATTGGCCTTTGACTTGCCGCTGACCAGCTCCGAACTGAAGTGCGCCCGTAACGTGTCAATGTGTATGCCATCCCGTACCAATGCGCCAATCTGGTCAATAGGCAGGCCATAACCAGAAAGGGCTTCTACCTGTTTGCGCTCGGCATCTGTTGGCTCAAAGGCTGGTCGGCCTGCGCCTGGTTGCGCTCCACCGCCGTTAGGATAGCGTGCGCCACCCTTCTTCCCTTTTATTTGAGTTGGTTTTTCTTCAGTGGCTTGTTTCTTGCTTGTCATTTGTAACCTCCGCGAAAGGTTGTCCGGTTTCTGCGTGTGTTGCTATTTTACCTGTGAAATCCTGCCAGCGTTTGACGATGACATCGCAGTACTTTGGGCTGAGTTCTGTTCCACAAGCAATGCGACGATTTTTTTCAGCCGCCATCAGGGTTGAGCCACTTCCCATGAAAGGGTCAAAAACAACATCCCCTGAATCTGTGTAAGCTTTGACAAAGAACTCGGGCAATCCAACTGGATAAGCTGCTGGATGTCCTAAAGCCTCCGATTGAAATGTTGGCAGTCTGTTGCCAGGATATGCCATCCCTGCTGCAATATCGTTCCCAGCAACTGCTGAAACATGGCCTTGTCTCTTGGCTGCGTTTGTGTTGCCTGCTCCTTTGCCTTTTGCTTTTGGCACAGCCTTTGATTCATGTTTCACGGCCTCTGGATTAAATTTCCATTCACCTTTTGTGAAATGATAAATTGGTTCAAACTGATTTTTAAATCGTCTTGCCACTTGTTGAGGGATTCCAGATCGTTCCCAACAAAACTCATCTGCAAAGTTCCATCCCCAATGCCTTACATGAGCTAACACCAAATCAAAAACATAAAGTTCTCTTTTTAATCCCTCTGCATTTGGTTTGATGTTACAGAAATATGATCCATCATTGACCAAATTCGCCATTATGTTTGATGCAACATCTTGATACCAATTAACAAATTCATCTGGGCTTATTGGTTTAAATCCTGATGCTTCATCATATGTTCTTTGAGACGCATACGGTGGAGAAGTAACAACCAAATTTATTTTCTGTCCATTCAATAATTTTTCAATATCAGAAAATGACTTGCAATCACCACACATCAGCCTATGCTTGCCCATCACCCAAATATCACCAAGCACGGTAACTGATTGCTCTGGAACTTCTGGAACCGCATCCTCATCGGTTAAGCCAGCCTCAATTACCTCGGGCGTTAAGCCTGCAATTTCTTCTGCTGTAAATCCAGTCAGGTCAAGGTCAAACCCCAGCTCACCAATCTCGCCTAGCTCCAACGCCAGCATCTCATTGTCCCACCCTGCGTTCAACGCCAGCTTATTGTCTGCCAGCACATAAGCCCGTTTCTTGGCATCACTCCAGCCCTTTGCCACCATCACTGGCACCTCGGTCATCTTTAATCGCTGCGCTGCCAAAGTGCGCCCATGCCCTGCAATGATGCCGCCTTGCTCGTCTACCAGCACAGGCGTAGTCCAACCCCATTCCTTGATGCTGGCAGCGATCTGGCCGATTTGCTCGTCCGAGTGCGTCCTGGCATTGCGAGCATAGGGCACCAGTTTGTCGATCGCCCATCGTTCTACTTTGTCTGCGGGATTAATCATCTCTGTTTGTTTTCCTTAAAGTTGTTGATGGCCGGTACTGATCTCCGGCTTTTGAATAACGGCTTCCCAACCGTCATCAATGAATTAAGGGAATTACGACCAACAGAGGCGTATCAGCCTACGCATTCACCAACACGGCTGGAGACTG